TGCTCCCCGTTCCCTGCTCCCTGCTCCCCGTTCCCTGCTCCCTGCTCCCAGTACCCTGCTCCCTGCTCCCTGCTCCCTGCTCCCAGTCACTAGCTCCCCGTTCCATGCTCCCCTGCTCCCCGTACCCTGCTCCCCGTACCCTGCTCCCCGTTCCCTGCTCCCCGTACCCTGCTCCCCGTACCCTGCTCCCTGCTCCCCGTACCCTGCTCCCTGCTCCCCGTCACTAGCTCCCCGTTCCATGCTCCTAGCTCCTAGTATCGCGCTAGAGGGCAGATTTGCCACCATAGTGGCGTTTGAACCTTTTCAAGCTCTGGCAACCCAGCCCGATAGCTAAAACGTCTTAGAAACGATTTTAGAGTACATGAACCTATCCAGCACCCCCGTATCAAATGGCACCAAAAAAAAGAACGATGAAACTTTCATCGTTCTTTTTTCCCTCCACCGTGTTGTCTTTTACTTTTACTTTCGTAGGTATTTCATCAAGATGAGAGTAGCGCGCAAAGCGTCGAGTATGCCTACGGGAGTGACTACAAGCGTTTCAGTTGTTGGGTCCTCGCACGCAGAGCCGCGAAGTTTGGCGTTGAGTTCTTTGATACAAGCACGAAAGCGTGACGGAACAATCTCCACGTAACCTACTGAAATATGCATAAAATTTGTTGATTTTGCTCTTTTAGTGTTGAGCCTAGGGCTGAGCACAAGGTTTGAAGTTCCATTCCATGCGCCCAGTGACTAGGCCGCCAAGCGTTGCCGTTTGGCGCGCGCTGTTGTCGTGCTCTTTCATCATAGTAACATCACAAGAAACTAATGTCAAGTCACTAAGATTAGCCACTTTTTTATGGCACTGTGGATAAGTAAAGAGGTAGTAAAGTACCTGTAAAAAGCTCCTAGGGCATTTAAAGCCCTCCTATTTTATCCCATCCCTGTCCTTTAAGAGTCATAAAATACACATTAGTAAACCCTTGACATATACGACGCAACGCTATAAAATATTTGTATTAACTCATTTATATCAATAAAGGTATGCGACTCGACTATGAGCAAAAACAAAACCTAGCCTGCGCGAAAATAGGTTGGCCTGCTGGATCGTTTAAAAATGAAATTGTTAAGATGTATGCAGATGAGTTGCGTCCTTGTAGCGAGATACGTGATGAGATATTTAGACGATCCGGCGTCAAATTTTCTGAACGATCGATGCAACGTTGGATAAAAAAGCAAGGGCGAGCTAGAACAATTGGAGATTCGTTCAGATTAGCTGTTAAACAGAACCGTGTAAACTGGGCATATAAAAATCCATTGTTAAAGGCAACAAGAAAAAAGCTTAATCCGGCGCTAAGGCTGGCCGTATTCGAGAGGGATGGTTTTAAGTGTGTTTTTTGTGGTGCGACGAAAGAGCAAAATATACTGGAAGTTGATCATATCATAGCCGTTGTTAAAGGCGGAACCAACGCGAAAGAGAATTTAAGGGTGCTTTGTCATACCTGTAATGTAGGCAAGCAGATACTATATAAAGAAAAATAGATCATTGAGATTGAGCGCGTCTATCTGATAGGCGCGTTTTTTAATCTGTCAGCCCGTAAACATAAACAGTGTGCGCGTTTCTAACTTGTAGATATCCTCACACGGGGGGCAGTGGCAGTAGGGGGGGGTGTCTGGTGCTATGATACAAGGTACAGTGACCCCCGCCCCCATACCCCCTCCCCTAAAAGTGAAGTTGCGCAAAAGTGTGTATAAATAATCCACCTTCTCCTTTTCGCGTGACTCCTTTTCCAGTTACGACAAAACTATGACACTGGTTATGACAGATTTGTGCTATCATCTATCTTATGCAAACAGTTCCCACTAAAACAGTCACGGCTAAAGCAGTCACGGCTAAAGCAGTCACGGCTAAAGCAGTGACTATTCCTTGTATTCCGAAGGATAAAATCCTTCTTGAGCTCCCGGCTCCTGATCCAAAAGATTTCCTTCGGGCAACTCTCGATGAGCTCCCCCCTCCAGAGGTCATCGCGGAGACGATCCTTAAATATTTTTGGCGTAGAAAAAATGGATATGAGGATATCGAAATTGTTTTGCCTGACGGCACACGAAAAACAGAAACTCGTTTCGTACAATCCTCTATTCCGCTTCTCTCAGAAGTTTCCCGCCTTTTTGGCCTTACGAAAAAAGAGCTTCTTAATCTCGCGAGGCATTTTCCGGATTCTATCGGTCGGGCTGTAGACGCGGCTCTCGACGTAGCCGATGAACGGATGATTCACAATACACTTTCAGGCGAATATCATCCGAGTTCAGCGGCTCTCGTCGCTCCTCACGCTTCGCGCATCGTTTCGAAACAGCAAGTAAAAGTGGAAGCTCAGCAAAAGATTTCCCCACTTCTTGATAAAATTGAACAAACAAAACTTCCTTATGGAAACGATGAAGCCTGAAACGACGACACAGCCCCAGAGACCTTTTTTTAGAGAGACTGAGAATGTCGAGCTCGATCCGAGGCTCCTTCGTAAAGAATGGCGGATGAAGAATCTATACTGGATCAAAGACCGCAATGGAACCGTGATAAGGTTCGTTCCAAACGAAGTACAAGATCAGTTCTTTCGCCGGCGACACTCGCGAGAGATCATATTAAAAGCTCGCCAATTGGGGCTTTGCTTACACCCAGATACTCGTATCTTGATGAGCGATCTTTCCTGGAAAACACTCAAAGAGGTGGCCCCAGGGGATCGAATTATCACGACCGATGAAATGCCGACAGCTCCTCACTCCGGCAGAAAGATGAAGACAGGCTTCATCCAAAAAAAATGGAGCGTATTTAAAGAAGCTTTCGAGATATCTCTTTCAGACGGACGTAAAATAATTGCAACCGAACAACACCGTTTTCTTTTTAAGGCAAGAGGATCCACACACGCACAATGGAGGACGATCGGAGATTCAAGAGTCGGCGACGAAATTCGCTCAATTTGTCAAGCGCCTTGGGGAGAGCCCTCTTTTGAAGACGGCTGGTTTTCCGGCATACTCGACGGGGGAGGGTCGCTAGCCCTAAAATCTCGCAACGGCGCCAGCATCGGAGTCTCTCAAGTCGCCGGCCCTGTTTGGGATAGGATCGTTTCCTATCTTACAGACCGCGGCATCATTTTTCGTGTTGAATCAGACGCACGGAAGAAAGGCACGTCTTCAAAGCTCGGAAATAAGATTGTTTATAAAGCTGTAGTAGATAGGATGGATCAGTTTTTCTATCTAATGGGGATCACAAGACCTTCAAGGTTCGCAGAAAGAGAATGGTGGTCGGGAAAAGAAATGCCTGGAAAAAGGAGCGGGTACGGTTGGTTCAAGATTACTTCAATCACTCCACTTGGTAAGATGGAGATGATTGACTTGCAAACATCTGACCAGACTTTTATCGCTGAGGGGCTTGTATCTCACAATTCCACGGCAGTTTCTATTGACATCCTCGATGACGCTCTATTCACGAAGCATCTGAGCGCAGCGATTGTCGCCGACAAACTTGAGAACGCAAAAAACATCTTCGAAAAAATTGATTTCGCGTGGATGATGTTCCCAAAGGACTTGAAAGAGTATCTCTCTCTTAACTCCGAGAGCGATTCGAGCACGATGATTTCTTTTACAAACGGGAGTTCAATCAAGGTGGGCACGTCTCTTCACTCTGGAACGTTTCAACGTGTTCACGTTAGCGAGTATGGGCCACTTTGTGCGCAATTCCCTGATAAAGCAGAGGACTTAAAAAAGTCTGTTTTTCCTACAGTCTCACAGGAGGGGAGAATCACGATTGAGAGTACAGCAGAAGGAGAAGGAAATGATTTTCATGATCTTTGTGCTGAAGCGGAGGCGAGACAAACGAAAGTTAAGAACCAACCTCTTCACCCTCTCGAGTTCCGCTTTCACTTTTTCCCGTGGTACTTAAACAAAGAATACCAAGTCTCCCAAACATCCGTTAATGTACCGGATCGCTTATCTCGATACTTTGATTCCCTTGAAGAGCAAATCGACGGTCTTATTCTGTCTCCAGCGCAAAGAGCGTGGTACGCCTTAACTGAACAGACGCAAAAAGCGAGGATGCGTGAACAGTACCCAAGCACACCGGAAGAGGCATTTCTTTCAAGCGGGGATCGTTTGTTTTCCGCTGATCTCATCAAAAGCAAACTTGAGACCGATCCTTTACCGCCAGAGCAAGTGCTTATGGAGGGGAGGTTGTTGATCTATAAACCCTATATCCCAAGGCACCGCTATGGGGTTAGCGGTGATCCGAGCCAAGGTATTGGTCGCGATTCAGCTGTAGCTCAAGTAATTGATTTCACAACGAATGAACAAGTAGCGACGTTTGAAGATCCGAACATTTCTCCAACTGAGTTCGGAGATATTCTCCAATATGTTGGGCATCTCTATGGGACAGCCCTACTTGCCCCGGAGAGCAATAACCACGGTCACGCGACGATTGCTCGTCTCGTCGATTTGGGATACACGAACCTCTACAGGTTTGTTGTGAGAGGCACTCTTGATGAACATGAGACCGAGCGTCTTGGGTGGCTCACAACACAAATCACAAAGCCTCGTATGTTCTTCGAACTCTCTGAAGCATTCAACGATCCTCGTTCCCCGTTAATCGTAAGAGATGAAGCGACCCTAAAAGAGGCACAATATTATCAGAAAGGGGAAACGAACCTTATCTCCCCGTTGTCTCGCAAGAAGCTCTCTCGTCACTTTGACCGATTGACGGCTCTCGCGATTTGTTTCCAGCTTCGTGATGAAGCGGCAGCCACAGATTTTATCAGCCAAAAACAGAAACAGCGGATTAGTAATCGGAGAAATCGTAATCGTTCTATGCGTTAGTATTGGTGCTTCGCACCTGTGACATAAAAACGTGGTACAATAAAGAATATTACTATGCCCTCCTATCAACCGGCAGAACGGGAACGCCGTCAAGACGTTCATAATCAAGCTGGCTCCCAAAGCCCGACGAAGACCGAAAGTCCACAAGGCCTCGTGGATATGATCCAGGGCGTCCGGCGTTCTTTTGTTGAAGACGATATCCAGATTGTAGAAGGATTGACGTGGAACATGAAAAAGACTATTGACACGATCCATTATTATACCATGAGTAAGTTCGAGTCAGGTCAGGTCGATGAGAACGGAAACGAGCTTTATTTTCATAACATTATCAACTCGAGGAATGCACACGCGAGCAAGAATATTGACCTAGACACAAAAGATATTCTTCTTACAGCGGACTCGGAGAGTGGGTGGTTCTTTTCTTTTATCCTACGGAATGAGATCAGAGACTGGATGGACAAGCATAGTTTCGCGGCTCTCTTGAACGATCTATCCGAGACCCTTCCGAAATTTGGAAAAGTTATTTGGGAGAAATGCACAACGGAAGAGGGGGAACCAGAGCTGAAAGAAGTTGATCTCCGCGACTGTATCTTCGATCCGTCGTCAAAAACAATTTATCCGAAGGACAACGGTATCTTCTTGAAGCGCACGATCCTTGCCCCGTGGGAGATCATGGAGAAAACGGAATACGGAAACTGGTCAAAGGAAAACGCAATCGCTCTTATTGGTTCCGCTCCGGTAAAGCAAGACAAGTTTATCGGGAGCAACGGCTCCGGCGGTTTTGCATCCACAGCCTACTCACTCACGGACACGGTGCCCTCGGTTGATATCTATGACGCCTGGGGGTTTTTCCCTGCGATGATGCTGAAAGCAGCAGGGTGCGATGTCGCAAAAGACGAAGAGAACGAGGAAGGAGAAAATAACACAGAGATTCCAAGCTATCTCTATGCGCACGTCGTCTTAGGTGGCATAGAATCGGGAGCAAAAGAAGGTCATATTCTTTTTGCAAAACTCGCGGAAACGGAAGACTTCCCTTTCAAAGAATGTAATTGGCACCGTAAGATCGCCGGACGGAATCTCCCGCTGGCAAACTCGGAACTCTTGATCGATCTACAGGCGAGAATGAACGAGTTGATTAACCGCTTCTTCTCTTCTCTTCGTATGGGAAGCCTGCACTTGTTCCAGACGCGCGGGACAACAGGGCTGTCCAACCTTTTGCAAGATGCACAAGACGGAGATGTGTTCGAAATAAAGAATGAAATCACCCCGATTCCCACGGAACTTCGTGCGTTCAATCAGTATCAGGTCGAAGTGCAGAACATTGAAGCGCAAGCAGATCGTATCTGTAACACGGTAGAAGTTGTAACCGGTGAAGCTCTCCCGACAAATACGCCATTTCGTCTCGGCGCACAACTGACCGTCTCCGCACAAAAGATTTTCGATAAAATCCGTGAAGATTGTGGCATCTTTATTACGGATGTTTTTAGAGATTGGATTTTGCCTGATATCATCGACGCGCTTTCCGAAGAACACGTCCTCTCCCTTGTTGGCACAGTTGACGAACTTCGAACCTTTGACGAGATGTATCGCAAATATCTTCTCGCACAGTCGGTAAAAGACTATGTGTTACAGATAGGCAGGCTTCCTTCTGACGAAGAATTAAAAACCGTTGAAGAGACCCTCGCTAATGAGCTAAAGGATTCAGAGCGTAAAGTAAAAATCGAAAAACGATACTTCACACTGGAAAAGATTAAGTCGATGCGCTTATCGTTTGACGTAACGGATGAGCGCAAGAACTTCACCGCGCAAAGCGAAACGATGAGCAACTTGCTCCAAATCATCGCGAGCAACCCCGCGATCTTGCAAGACGAAACGGCAAAGAAGATTATTGGCTCGATTCTTGAAGCGAAGGGCGTCTCCCCCATCAAATTCGCGAGTCTCCTTTCAAAGCCAGTCGATTCAAGCGCCGATATGAGAGCAGCAGCGCCGGCCGCCCGCGCTTTCTCGCAGAACCCTGGGGATGCAGCAGGCGGATTGACTACTGAGAGCGTCACCAAGGATCTTGAGCGCGCTTCTGCCTCTTAAGCATTGTGGATATTCTGTGGTATCATAAAAGTATGAACGAAGATCTTGACATCAAAGTCGTACAGAAGTTCGTAGAGAGTAACCCCGATATCCCCGTTGTTCGTGCGATGCAAGCCGAGTTTCTTTCCGCGCTTGCTGATCTCGAAAGCGTACGGAATATTTCCGAGGGGGGCGATGTGGCTCTACAAGCTTTAGGCAAGAAGTACGCTTTCGAGCGGCTCGAAGAATTGTTCAATCGTCTCGGGTTTTGTACCAAGAGACCCTCATCGCCTAAACAACCATCATTCCGCTAGAGAACCACTTTGGTTTCTCTCCCCCAGTCACTCCGTCACTAAAGACGTTAAAAAGACTGTGTCACTAAAGACCTAAAAAAGACTAATCAATTATCGTCACTAAAGACGTTAAAACGACTATTATATGTCTGAAGGAAAAAAGACCATCATCGATACCGATACCGATACTGATACCGATACCGATACCGAAAGCAAAGAAGACGAACTCGACCTTGACGACATCGACCTCGACAATTTCGATCTCGACGAAGAAGAGGAAGACGAAGCTTCCAGCGATGGCAGTGAAGAAGAATCTGAAAAAGAAGCTCCGAAAGGAGAGTCCGATTCCGCAATCAATATCCAGCGAAAAAAGTGGCGCGACCGAGCGAAAGCGGCGGAAGCAAAACTATTTGAACTGCAGCAGACTAAAACTAAAACTGCCTCTAAAAAAGTTGAGTCCGATCCTATAAAACAGGAACGTACCGACTTTCGCTTCGATCATCCAGAACTTCTTTCAAAAGAAGTCAATGAGATTGAAGCTTTAGCCCGAGCCAAAGGTATTACATTAAGCGAGGCTATGCGTTCTCCGATTATCAAGATTTTTCTGAAAGCGACCGCACGAAAGCGCGAACACTCTCAAGCATCTCCTGAAACTCGACACCGCTCAGCCCCGCGTGCGAAGGGCAAAGACCCTATGGAAATGACAACGGAAGAGTTTGAGGCATTTAAGCGTCAAGTGAAATCCGGAGCATTCTCCAGCTAGTGATACCAGTGTCGGGTATAGAGGCTTAACACCATTATGCCCGTACAAACATCCTCAACCGTTCCACACGCCGTAAATAATTTTTATGACCGTGTCATGCTTGCTCGTGCGCTTCCTTTCCTTGTCCATACTTGGTTTGGTCAGGTGCGCGACATCCCTACAAACAATTCAAACATCATTAAGTTCCGTCGCTATAACGCATTGGCAGTATCAACGACTGCTTTAACCCCTGGGACGACACCTTCGACCGCATCGCTTTCTTCTACCAACGTCACTGCGACCTTGGCGCAATATGGCAATGTCATCGAAACATCCGATGAACTTTTGCTCACGACCCTTGACCCGTACACAACGGAGATCATGGAGTTGCTTGGCGAAAACGCCGGACAGACTCTCGACCAGGTTTGTCGCGACATTATTGTTGCCGGTACTTCTGTCCAGTACGCTTCGTCCGCCACGAGCCGTGTAACGGTTTCTGCGGCCATGAAGCTTTCTGCAGCTGAGGTCCGTGAAGCTGTGCGTACCCTGAAAAACAACAACGCTCGTAAGATTACGTCGATGATCTCACCGAACCCTAACGTGGACACTGTCCCTGTTAATTCCGCATTTGTTGCCCTTGTTCATCCAAACACGGTTTACGACCTTAAGAGCGATGCGTCGTTTGTCCCTGTAGAGAATTACCCCTCACAGACAAACACCATGCAAGGAGAAGTGGGTAAACTTGACGAAGTCCGCTTTGTCGAAACGACCTACGCTAAAGTATTCACGGGTGCCGGTGATGCTGGTGTCGATGTCTACGCAACCTTGATCCTTGGAGCCGATGCTTATGGCGTCACCCGTCTCGCCGGTCATGCAATGGAAACCATCCAAAAAGAACTTGGTTCTGCTGGAGCCGCTGACCCATTGAACCAGCGTTCGACAGCAGCCTGGAAGGCTTGGTTTACATCCGTCATCTTGAATGATTTGTTCTTGATTCGCGTTGAGCACGGGGTAACCGCATAATAGGTTAGCTAAAAAAGTCTATGTCAAAAAAAGAAATGAATGATCTGCCCGAGAGTGTAGAAGAAGCTCCAGAAGCTAAAGCGCCTCGCGTCGAAGTACAAAAAAAACTCGAAGAAAAAAAGGTCATCTCTGATGCCCTCATTCCTTCTGGGCAACTTCTTGTAGAGAGGGGTCGTAGCTTTATTGCAAAACTTACCGAACAAGCGCTTGTCTCTTGTATGGTCCCAGCCTCTGCAGGAGGGGAGAATGGGATAAAAGAGTTTTCAATTCAGGGCGTAAAGATTCTTGTTCCTGCCGGAAAACCGGTCAATGTTCCAGAATCTGTCGCCGCGTTAATTCGTGATGTCTACAACTACTAAAAT